GTACGTGCTGAAGATGAAACTAATAATGTTTCTAATCCTGTTGCAGCTGCCACTGGGAATGTTACAAACCAAGCTGTACAATTTCAAAACAATGGAGCACCATCAAGACAACATTATGGACCAAATATAAGTTGTAATGGTAGTACTATGACTTTTAGTCCTTTTTATATGGGGAATCATACAACACCATTTGATGATACTATGTCTCAACAAAGTTATACTGTAGCTGAGAACTGGGGATTTCAAGTGAATTTTATGGTTCCTTTAGATCAAAAAGGATTAAAACGTTGTAGAAGTATAGCAGCTCAACAAGAAGCGAAAATGAAACTTGACTATGAATTAGTCAGAGCTAAAGAGTGTGCAAATCTAATGGCAAAAGGTTTTATGATTCGTCCTGGTACTCGTGTATATCATATGTGTAGTGATATTATACCTATAGCTTCTTATAAACAGTTGCAAGATAGAATTATTAAATGCACAACACCGCCTAA